CATCGTCTTCGTTTTGCTTCTTAGCAGTCAAGTGCTCTAGAATAGTAACTCTGTTATCGACGATGAACTTAGGATCGGCAAGATCTTCAGAGCTTTGAGTCTCCATCAAGCAGTACAGAGCAGCCAGCGGCTTGTAGTCCCGGACCTTCATAGAGAAGAACTCCTCTAGGTCGTAAGACTCTTTGATCTCTTTAATAAGATCGTACTTCTGCTTCTTGATAGCTGTTCTATCTAGCTTGTTTGAGATCTCGATGATAGTGGAGACGATGGTGTCGGCTTTGGGCTGGGATACTCCTTTGTTCTTAAGGATGTATTCATAAAGCTTGAACTCTCTAACTAGCGATGTTTTACCTGTGTAGAACTTCTTAAGTACCTTCACGGCCGGGGAGTCTTTCCTCGATAGAGTGTCGGCAGCAATTTGCTTTACCAACAGCTCAAAAATAAGGCCTGTGTTTTTATACTTCGAATGCTTAATTTTCATGAGTATGTAAGTCTACTGATATAAATATATGTTACTTCTCTAAATCCTTAATATTGCTTTCATCTAGTAAAGTACTAGTTTCTGCAGTATGATCTTGTTCAAAGATTAGTTTTTTACGCTCTTTGAATAAATCCTGATTTTGAAAGAACACTGATTTAGTTGCTAGACTACCCTCTTTAAGCTTATCGTTCTGTGATTCGTAACCGCCCTTCATATCGTGGGTACCTAGTCTGTCTCTCCCTAGGGGATCGTTCTGGGTGCCGTAGATGGACATATTTGTTCTTGGTCTGCCCTCGGGATTAGTTTCTCCTACAAGCTCATCATAGCCGATGGGTACTTTCTGTCCGTCGACGCCTTTCCTACCGTACATAGTGGCTAGGTCGTGAGGTGTGCCGTAGGATATCCCTGACTTGACAGGATCGTTGCCTTCGTTTTCAATTTGAGTGGTCCGGAAGGTTCTCTTCTTATCCTCTCTAATCAAATCACGCATTTCGTTGTACTGATCTTCGGATAAGTTGAAGATATTTTCGTAGATGTAATCTGATGAGAATAAAGCACTGCTCATCATCTGGGTTGCTAGATCAATCTTTTCTTTGAGTAGAGCTACCTTCTCCTGTTCGTAGATGATAGAAGGAGTTGTTAGCTTTAGTTCGAAGTTAGTAAGACTCTCTCCTTTGTACCCCTGGGTGTAGAGGTGTATAAGAGCAATCTTAGTTAGCTCTGATTCTAGGATGCGCTGGATTCTCTCTACCGTTCTAGCAAAGCGAATATCCTCGGCAGCAAGAGTTGCCTTGCCCTGCAAGTCTCCTTCGTAACCGAAGTATGCCTTGGGTATCTTAAGGGCAGCAAACATCTTATCTCTTAGGTAAGAGACGTCGTTGGTTCCGTCGTACTCTAGACCCTTGGTCGTATCGATTCTAGTTGAAGTATCACCTCCACGGACCGGGATATAGAAATCCTCGATCATATTCTGCATGTTAAAGCGAAGATTGTACTGTCCGGTTTGCGGATCTACGTACGGGGTCTTCTTCATCTGGTTGATGGTCTTCTGCATGAACTGCTCCACCTCGTTAGGGGGTACGTTACCGACGTTGATGTAGAAGGTCCTCTTCTCAGGAGCTCTCATGATCCTGTGGATAAGCATTGCATCCTCCATAAGGATGAGCTGCTTGAATACCTTCCGGGCCGGCTCTAGGTAAGACCTGCCGTAGGGTAGGAAATTAGTATCAGACAGAAGACGGAAGTGTGCTACTTCGTAGTTGTCTAGCTGGATGATTTTGTCTTTGTGTCTGGGGATGTAATTAGGGTCGGTCGACGAAGCGATTCCGTCTGGATCGATTGAGAAGGTGACCTTAGCCGGGGCTTTAGGGTCTTGGCTCTCATGACGGATCATGCTGTAGACTGTGTAAGGAAGGACGTTGTAAACTCCGAACGTCTCAGCAATCTCTAGCTTGAGGAAGAAGTCTCCGTACTTACACATATTCCTAGCCCATGACCATAAGTTAAACTCAATGTTTAAAACGTCGTAGAATAGGTTGTTAAGAATCTTCTTTACGTTCTCATCCGAGGTTTTTATCGTCAAGATGTCACCCATATCATTTCTCAGGCAAGACTCGTCGGCGATAATATCAAGGGCTGAAGCGATGATCGGATCAGTATCCATTGCCTCATAATCGGAGTAGAGCTGGATCCTTAACGTTTGATAGTTAAGGTTTGGGTTAAAGATATTTTTGTTATTGTAGATGTAAAGTCTAGAGAAGCGGTCAACCAATGAATTGGTCTCGTAACGTCCAGTACTCTGGATGTGATTTACGTCTGCTATCTTTAACTGATTCCCACCAACGTTACGTATTACGACGTCTGTGGAGAAAAGTCTCTGTAATCTACTAAATAAAGAAGTGTTAGCCATTCAAAAGCTGTTTAAGTATAAATAGTCCTAACGGAGTAACCAGGTTAAATCCTCTTTTCCGTGCGGAGTATCCATAGTATACGGATTATTTTTCATATCTCCAACATTATACACAGGAGCCTGGCGGGTATTTAGGCTTGAGAAGGAAGATAACTGGGCTCTAGCCAGGTCCATACCTTGCTGACGGAGTCTAAGGGCTGTATCTCGGACGTATAGCGCAGTAGCAAAAGCGATTATGAGATCGTCGTTATAACCGCTCTGTGCTTGAGCTTTGCCGTTTTTCCATACAAAGACTCTCATCTCCTCTAGCAGTCTCTTGGATTGAATAGTGACTGATTTATCTCTAATGTATTCCATCATCTTAGCGATTACTAGAGGACGGGTCTTCATAGACATGGTGAAACCCGGAACTAAATTTCCTTTCTCGTACTTATTCATATAGCTCTCGACCGTATCCTGGTCTGATCTAGAGGAGTAGTAGAGGTTGGGGTATTCCCGGTCTAGGACCTGCTCGATGGTAGCCCATCCCATGGATGCGTTTTCAATCACAAGCAAGGCGTTGTTATATTCCGAGGCTATGCCCACTAATATGTTTCCGAAGTCACGGGGGGATACCTTGCTCCTATATTCACCGATTTGCGTAGCTGCTTCGATATCGATGATATGAAAGGTACTATAGTCGGCTCCGTCCCCTCTTGCTACGTCAGCCACAACCATATAAGACTTAGTGTAATCAGGGTACTCCCAGATCCATAAATTGCTGTCTACTCCTCTTCTCTCGTTGGGGTCCTTGCGGTAGGTCTGCTCGTAGAAGGAGAGGTACTCAGGCTCAAAGACCGTCTCTCCAGAAGAAAGGAAGTCACAGTCACATTCCTGTGCTGCCATCCTAGGTCCTAAGTCGTTATCCTGTAAGTCTCTCCAGGCCTGGGTTCTTTCCGGATGCACGGTCCAGGGCAGACGTATGGGTATGAAAGAATTCTCTGACATCTCTGCTTTAGCCCAGGTCTGATGAAACCAGTTTCCTACACCGTTCGGGGTAGATAAAGCCATACACTGGCCTCCTGTTGCTAGGGTTTGCTGTGCAGCAGCGAAAGTCTCATCGATGTTATCGATAAACGCAGCTTCGTCAATAATCAGTAGCGATACAGCCTCAGATCTTGCAGCATCGGAGTTCGATGATTTAGCAGCGATCCTTGATCCGTTTACAAGTCTTAAGGAGAGTTTGTTTTTCTCTAGAGACTTAAGCCGCAGCCAGCTCGGAAGCTGCTCGTACATAAACTGTACCTTGGTGACTAGGTTCCGGGCCGTGGCCTGGGTGGTTGCTAGTGCGAGGATGTTCTTGTCCTTATGAAAGATCATCAACCACAGCGCATACCCTGATGCTAGGGTTGAGATCCCGAGCTGCCTAGATTTTAAAGTAATCAGGAACTGATGATCTTTAAACAGATGCAGGACCTTGTCCTGGAAAGGGTATAAATTGAAAAGAATCCTGCCTCTCTGGGGATGCTGGATGTAGCAGTACTTACGCATGAAGTATGCCGGGTCCTGGGCACACTTGGCGTATTCCTGTATTACTAGCTGTTTTACATTCAGCGGCTGTTCGCTCATAGTACCGTCAGCCCTAGTACCAGGGCAGCGCCCGTCCCTAGTCCGGTTAATAACCCTTTCCAGTAGTTGGCTGCCTTACCGGCCTTCAACACTGCAATTTCTTTCTCTCTTGTCTCTAGCTGAATCCCTTTCTCAGTAATAGTTTCATAGAGAGCTTTAGTAATACCGTCTTTCTTAACGATCTGCTCTTTCTGAATATCTATGACATCTCTAAGCCCCTTAGCTTCTCTGATCCAGCTCTCAAGCTCGATCTTGCAAAGGTCACCTGCCTGCAGGTCAGCAATTACTTTTCTTGTAACCGTCTCCGGTAGGCAAACTAAAGTATCTTTATTAACGACTATAACGCTCTGCGAAATAGCGGGCAAGCTCAGCAGTAGAAAGCTTGCTAAGCTCAGCCATCCTTTTATTGAATTCATCTCTTTCTTTTTTACGTTTTGTTTCTTCTCCTTCTAATGCTTTTAGGGTAGAGTCGGCTCTGTTTTGAAGCCTTAATGACTCGTTCTCTAATGAGAAAACGACCGTCTTTAAAGAATCTTCTCTCGCCTCTGATGCCTCCCTTACTGCCTTTAATTCAGTTAAGTACTTTTTCTTGTAAGGGTTTAGAATCCCGGACATCGCCAGTATGGCTATAGCGATAGCTATGAGTGTAATAATTGACTGAAGTTTTTTCATTGCTTATATAATTACAGTTCCGCGAGCTGCATTTAAGGTTCCTAACCTTGATTGAGCAGTAGTGCCGTTAGGTCTTGAAGCAAAGATTCTAGGCAGGGTAACTCCGTTTACAGTCTGGGTGTTATCGGTGAAGAAATAATCTCCGTCTCTTTTTTTGATGTGAAGAAATAGTTCATTCTTAGCGAATTCTTCAACTGGCTTAAAGCTTCCGTTCAGGTTAATCGTGTTACCTTCAACTGTAGTTACGACATCCATAGGACCTACATAGATCATATCTACCTCTCCTCCAACTGCAGGTGTACCTCTTAAGATCTCAAAAACGATATTCTCAGGAACTTTCCGGTTTACGTCTTTGAAAAACTTAGTCTTGTAGAGATTTGTTTCGTAAGTAAGAGATTCGTTTTCATCGAAAATCTGTTTATAGTACTTGTAGGCGTCCTCGTAGAACTGCTTTACAAACTTCTGTACCTTATCAGAGAGCAACATAATACCCTGTAGTCCTCCTCCTGCAATGACGGGTGGGACAGGTCCTTTAGCTGAGATTAGAAAAGGATCGTCAGTTCCTTGGATTATAAGCTTGATATCCGAGTAAGGTTCGTGTTTGTAGCCAGGGATAATAGGTACTTTTTCAGCTCTTAAAACTCCTTCGATAGTCTGCCCGTCCCGGTCTCGAACGCTCTTTACTCCTTCTATAGAGTTAATTGCATTAATAATTCCGTGCTCTTGCCTCTCTCTATTAAGTTCTTTTGGACCGCCAGCTAGTATTAAAGAGCTAGCTCCTTTATCAGTTTTAAATTTGAATAGTGAGAATTCACGACTTCCGTCGGGTTTAGTATTCTGATTATTAAGTTCAGAGTTAGGAGCAATAACTTCAGGAGCTTGACCGAACTCTTTTTCTATAATCTCAGCAAATTCAGCTGATGAAATTTTGCCTGTGTTACCTATCCTATAGTCGTTAGACATATTGGAAAAGTTTTCTGGGTATTTTTGAATTAGTAGCTGTTTGGCAGCTAGTGTATTTGCTCTCAAAGATGCTTCAGTAAGGTTAATTTTAAATAATCCTTCTAAGATACGAAGATCTTCCTCAGAGTCCAACTGCGGATAACCCTTAGCACATCTCCAAGACCATTCCTTGATTATCTTGTCGACTAAATCCATTAGAGTCCTGCGAATACGTCCTCTCCAGCTCCGGGAGTAGCTGCGGGGGTTTCTGCTCCTGTCTCGGCTCCTGCTTCAGCACCGGCATCAGCACCGGCATCAGCAGCCGGTTCAGGTGCTCCTGCTCCTGCGAATACATCTCCTCCTGCTCCCTCTTCTCCTCCTAGTGCATCCATTCCTGTCTGGATTGGACCGTGGGAGAGAATGATACCGATCTTGTCGAGTGCCTGCTGGTACTCCGGTAGGTTGGCTAGGTAGTAGCGCTTACCCTCGATATTGGCTTCAAAATTCTTACCCATCCACTTTAAGACCATATCTTGTCCGGACTTAAACTCTACCTTGAACGTAGAGGGTTTAGGGGACATCCATCCTACCTTCTCTACAAATTGCATGTACTGGGGTGTTAGGAGATGGGTGAGAGTCTTTTGCAGGGTAGGAAACTTACCGAGAATATTCAACGTAGGGTCTGTTTGGTCCCTCTTCGGGCCCTGGACCGGGGGCTGGGCAGCCTCAATAAGCACCTCAAAGTATGCCTCTTGAATTATATCTTTAAGCTTATTTAGTTTCATTTCTTCTTAGAATGCTGGGCGATTGCTGCGCCGATCTTAACTCTTCTACCTTTGAGGTACTTATCAGTCTTGTCTACATCGCCGTCGTTGTCGATATCTTTATCTTCTTTACCGACTTTGTCTAGTTCTTTTTTAGCTTCTTCCATAGTTACTTTAACTGGTTCTTTTTTGCTAGGATAAGCTTCAACATAAAACTCTGATTCAGGGAACATATCAGATAATGTATCAGCTCGTTTTTCGGCTTCTTCTTGAGTATTAAAGTAACTATGATGTCCTATACGACCATATCCTCCATCTTCTAATACATGATAATACATTTTAGCTTTTTCCTCTACCATAGCCTGATCCATTGCTGGTTCAGCTAGTTCGAACTCAAGGTAGTGCTTGGCGCTGCTGACCATTGAGTTTGCTTTTGTGATTTTGGACTGCCACCAGGCGGGAAAATCAACTTCAGCCTCACTGTCAAACTGATCTACCATCTTATAAAGCTGGATAGCGTATTTTGCAATCTGGTAAAGCTCTGATTTGATCATGTGCGGCTCGTGATCTTCATGACCTAGGTCTAAATCTTCATCTAACGATTCAGCAAACATATCGTTAACTAATTCTTGAGCCATTGAGTTTAAATCAATCTTATTTTTACCACGTCCCATATTCCAAACACGCCCTAATGCAATTTCAAGATAACTAACTCGATCATCTGAAGAAACCATAGCTTCTCCGACTGTAACTGAATCATTAGATTTCATAGTATCGATCTGCTTGTAAAGTTCTGGATCCTTAGCTCCTGCTAATTGAGCAGCTTTTTTTGCGGCCTCTCTAGATGCAGGATCTGGGGAAATTACAAAAGTTTGAGATTCCTCTAATACTTCTTTAACGGCTTTTAAAATATCTTCTTTTTTCATCTTCCCTTTGTTTGGTGCTACGAAATAGGCATCATCGCCGTAAGTTGATAACCCTTCTTTGAAAGGTCTTGGGCAAGGAGTTCCTTTGACGTGAGTATGTCCGCATCTTCCGCAATATGTAGCTTTCTTTTCAGTCAGTACCTCTTTGATAGCTTTTAAAATAGCTTCTTTATTCATCTTTAATTTTTTTTTAGCTACATTTCTATTTTCCTTATAAAAATCTTCAAGTTCTTTAGTTGAAAGATTGCTTTCTAGTTTATCGGCTTCTACTTTGTCTAGAAAATCTTCAACGGTTTCCGAGTTAGTCGCATGAAGAATAAGGTCCCCTAAGTCGCTTTCCTGCAGCTTCATATTATTTAGCTAAGAAAGCTCCTCCTGCTGATAGTTTGATTTGTGTAATCTTTACATCTAGATTAAGACCAGCTGCTAGTGGCAGGCTTGCGGCTGTGCTGCCATCTGCAAACTTAACAGATTCGATTACAGTGCTTGAGGATACTGAGGTAATTGCTCTCCAGCTACCTGATACTGGGGAAGTACCTGTTAGGTAATAGCCTCCGTTGAAAGTTACTTTAGACATGGTAAGGTTTTTTCTTTATAAATAGATCACTGACAGTGATAGTTAAGGTACCTCTGCAGGGCTTTTGCATACGTAGTGCCTTTGTCTTTAAGTTTACCCCTAGCCGCTCTTACTTTTGTACATGAAAGCTTACCTAATCTCTTCTTGAGGATGCCTGGATTCATAGGATCGTGAATTCCTTCTGCCAGCACTTCAGCTGCTAGTTCCTGGATCAGGTTTGTGAATTCTGTATTTTTCATTCCTAGTTATCCCATATAATGTGTTTAAACTTTTCTGGAGGTATGTTGTAGAAATCAGTTCTCCATTTTGACTGTCCAAAAAAGTCTAGATCAAACCATTCATTTTTACGTTTTAGTACTTCTACTGCGTGCATGTTCCAATCTTGTGTCAAGATAAAATTTTCAATTGCTAATTTTCTCTCTACAGTAGGTTCGTACTCAAACGAATCCCACTCATAGTGGAATACCTCAAACACATTACCTTTTTCATCTACATAATCTATACTTATATCGATACCCCATTTTGGTTTCATTTTTATAATCTTCCAAAGGAGGTTGTTATGTTGTACATAGTGCCTTAGTTGCTCTAATGCTTCACCGCTATACCCTTTTCGTTCAAATAAGTCTGAGTGGTTAATATGAGCTCCTGTATATGTACTGTCTAGTGTAAGCCAAGGTTTTCTTATTACTGTTTCGTGTCTTCTTGTACTAAGCGGATATCCGTTTTGCTCTGCGTATAATTGCTCTACCGGAGTTAAATGATACCCATTTTGGTCAAATAGCCTAACACAATCTTCAGTAGAGAATATATCTAGATCCTGAATTGGATTGCTCCAATGAGATATTGAATCAAAATTCTCTAGTGCTAACTGTATTCGGTTAGCCATTTTTTTTATCGACTATCGGCCCTCCTACCACCCAGGCGTCGCAGGTTCTAGAGGCTGCGCACTTAAACTTTAGAAATCTGCAGTATCCTAGCTCACCGGCATCAATCACATCGTAAGGATCTTCCGTACCCATGTCCGATCCGATGCCCTTGGCGATACAGTCTAGAGTCTTAGCTGTAATATCAAAAGCGGCACAAGTACCGCAAACCATATTCTTAAGCTCTTCAGCTGTATCGACCTGCCACATATCCATCTTCTTCTTCCAGAACTTTTCGTTCTTTTGGGAAGGGTCAGCAGGGCCGTATCCGTATTCGTCAATAGCTTTCTGTCTGTTCTCAAGATTGAGATCAATGTCCTGTGTTGCGGGAGGGCATTTAACCTCTGCTTCGCTGATGAGTTTACTTAGCTTCATCTTGCTTGATGATTTGATCGTAATGATCCATTGTTAAAGTTTCACCCTCCGTGGAAAGTCTGATAGCGTTATCGGCCATGAAATGTAGATCTACGTCTGCCTGAGCATCTTCTCTGGCATATTCTAGAAGTCTAATGAATAAGGGAATATCCAGAATAACTTTATCTTCCGGATTAGTTTCTTCTAAGAGAAGGTCAATTAGTTTCATAATACTTCTTATTTTTTCTCTCTAATCAGCAGCTCCCCTAGCACCTCTAGCCGGCCTACCTCTCTTTGAAATTCAATAGCGGTCATATCTAATGATATGCTTTTTAAGGTACTTTCAAATTCTTTTTTAGCAGACTCTTCGTCGAACTTACCGGCTGTTGCCTTTTTGTAGTACGGGGCCTTGACCTTAAAGTGATGCCAAGTCAAAAGAGCTAGTCCGCCCTTCTCTTCGGCATTGGATGCTATCTTAGCAGCACCTGCACCTCTTGTGGTAGCAAATTCCTCGAAAGTTTCTTTTGCTTTTTTTTCTTCTAAAAGTAGGTCTATTAGTTTCATAGTAGTTCTTATTTACTTTTTCTTTTTCTTCCATCTGCCTCCCAGCTCCTTATACTTCTTGGAAGCCCATAAGTTAGCTAAAGCTGAAGGGTAAGTATCGTACTTGGCCTTGGCCTGGCTTATAGCATAAGACCATTTGTCGGGCTGGGTTGGAGAGTATCCTGACTTTTCTATGAGCATAGAGCTAAGAGTCTCTATAACCTGTTCCTTGGTTACTTTAGCAGCTTTAGTGTTAGGGACTACCTGAGCTCCCTTTGACCCTGCTTTTTTCTTTTTAGCAGCCGTAGCAGCTCTCTGACTCTTGGTCAAGGACCGGGCCTTGGCTATAGGTAAGCATCTGTCCGGGTTTTTCTGATTTTTTGAAGTACCGCAGGCCCCTGCTATATTGCCGCTTGAATCTATCCGTACCCATTTTGCTTTTACCCAATCACGTAAATTTTCCTCCATACCACCTACCACAATAACCTCCCTGAGGAGGTCACGCATAAAGGCTTTTATGTCAGATCTATTTACCTTGGCCACGATACTTCTTGGTATAGTTCTTGCTGGTTTTAAGAACTGAAGTCTTGGTCTTAGAATGTACCCCCGGTCTGCTGACCTTCGGCCTGTCCTGGAATGTTGATACTGCTTGAGACTTGATCTTAGCCATTACTTGACTTTGATGACGTCCGCTTTAAGTACTTTAACTCTTTTTCCCTCGATGATTGCAACAGCCTTCTTTCCTAGGTTGGAGACGTATCTCTCAATCTTTTTTCCCTGGTAGTACTCTCCTGGGGTAAGAACCGGGGCAGTAACAGCTACAGGAGCTGCTTCAATTACAGGAGTCAATTCGATTTCCGGGGTTATCTCCGGGGTAGCTACAGCTACTAGTTCGTTGATAATCTCGTTATCAGTATGCTTCTTCTTTGCCATGTTTGTAAATTTTTATAAGTAAATGACCAGAACCTTTAATGACACGGTGCCACTCGTGTTTCTTAATAAATATCCTTTCACCCTCTTTAAGAAGGATGGGCATTTCATTGTCTCTTTGGAACTGCCAATCACTAGGGCAGAGTGGTTCTACAGTACGATCTTCGTCGTCCCTATGCCACATTAACTCTATTGGGTCAATGTTTTCGGTAAATTCTCGGATGATGTATTTGTCTGTAACTTCTAGATCAGTGTAGGGTCTCATTTGAGTTTTACTATTACACCACCACTAGTACCATATGGTTTTACAATAGCATTAGGGAATTCATATTTAATATATCGTGTGTAAAGGTTTAATCTAGATACATTTGCAGTTTCACCTTCTTTTTTTGATGGGGTGAATGTTATAGTATCAATTTCAGGGTGATTTTGAATATCTTTTTTAATAATAGCTGTTACAGTTGCCATAACTCTAAACAGTTCACCTTTATTTGTTACAATATCATCTCGTTCCAAATCCGGTTCATCTTCATCTGAGACATAGAATCTTACTCCTAATACGTTAGTTGTATCCTCGTCATAGAAATCTAAATCATCATATTGTAATTCTACAGTATATGGATAATTTTCAGTATAAAATCCATAAACTCTCATAACATCATAATCACCATAAAAATCAAATTTATATGGTTGAGAACTTGAGTCTCCTATTTCTTTTATAAGATCTATTAACTTAATCATATCACCAGAAACCACCAAAGCTTGATTTAAGTCCAATCAACTTGGCGTACCTTGGGAGTCTGCAAGACCAGTACCCGGGCTTGGTTTTATCGTTTTTCTGATCGCAGTTGTGACGGCTGGCAAAGTTACGGCGTGCTTCCGGATTGTTGATCTTAGCAGTCAGTCCTGTAGTACCTCCGAAGTTCACTTTGATAGTTTTGCCGGTCTTAGGGTTGCGGGTATAAACGAAGAACTTCTTAGGTCCTCCTCTTTTGGGTTTATTCAAAGCTACTTCCTTGCCCTGGTACTTAGCCTCGGCTAGTGCCTCGCTTGTAATGTCCACAACCCAGATATCAGGATCGGGATTGGTGCCTGAGTCAATCAGGCTGTGAAGGATATCTTCTCCTACTACGATCTCGTACTTTATTACTCCTGCCTCCTGGTACTTCAGGACTACGGGCATCTGGACCTGATCACTGTCAGTGAAAGTCACAATCTCACCTGTTGCAGGATCTTCCATGACGGGGTCAATATCGGAGTACTTTGCAGTATATCCGAATCCTCCGGATGCCTTGGATATATCAGAAAGCTTTTTCCACTGCTGTTCTCCCATCTTAAAGATCTGAGGATTTGTAGAGGCTTGAGGCCAGGTTGCTTCTGCATCCGGGATTACAAAAGTAATCTCTTCCAGCATCGGGAAATCTAAAGGTACTTTTTTCCCTTCAAATTCAGCATACTCACCTACCTGGGTTTCAAATAAAAGCTCCATATCTTCTAGACATAGATTCTGTAGCAGACCTTCGTTCATAAGTAGACGTGCCTGACGAATAGTGTTGAAGTATTCTTCTGACCCTGGACGGTAAATATTCTCGTATAAAGGATTGCCGGTCTGCAAATGGTAGCGAAGACCTTCTGTTAGTACTGTCGTAACTTTTGACTCAGTTAAAATCATTGAAGTTTCTTTATAAATAGTTACTCCAGGTGCTTCTTAAGGTGGTCAAGATATTGATTGACGTTCTTAATGATTTCGACTTTTTGCCGGGCAGGATTGTTGCCCCAGTCCTCTACTGTACCGTCCTCGGTAACGAAGGAGATTGATTCTCCTAGCTGTTCGATCATCCACTGCTGCAGGCCCTCGGCCCAGCCCTGCATATTACCTTGCATCATCTGCTTTTCATACTCCTGGTATAACCCGGCCCGTCTAAGACCTGCCTCCATATCAACGGTACATTCAAAGCAAAAGCCGTGAATCTTATACATTTTTTTAGCTAGGTGGTGGTTCATAGAACCGCTGCATTTAGGGCAGATGAGCGGGGTCTGAGCTAGCTTCTTAGCACCGTCGAGTTTGGTGACATTCTGTCTAACACCGTTTTTAATGGTCCAGGTCCTACCATCTTCTAGCCAGGTTTCACCCTCGGTATGCTTTTGCTTTACCTTCTCGTACCCTGAACCGACCATGGTCCGGTTGTTAAAATTTTTAGTGATGAGGTTCCGGGCTCTGTTTACAGCCCTCTCATCAAATTCCTTCTTTAGATGGCTTGACATAACCTAGTGTTTCTAATCTTCTGATAATTAAGGTGGGATCCCCGTTCTTGGGGTGATAAATTCCTATTCCTCCGGCATCTTTCCATCTCTCGATAGTATCTTCCCGGTCATCGATCAAGATGTCATCGGGTCCGGAGCATTCTAGGTGCTTTTCTTTAGCTTGTCTAAAGATGATAGGAGGGATAGGATCAAGTTCTCTATTCGCCCATTCTACTTTGCCGTCTCTGGATGATTGCTCGGATGAAGGAGCGGTAAGTAAAGTAGGATTAAAATCCTGGATGTGCTTCCATAAAACTTTTCCGTAAGGAGTCCATTCCATTCCTTCCCAGAAGATCTGCCCGATCGGGGCGATGGCACTCCAGAACCCTGCCTTGCCTCTCCGTTCTTCATACTCGGCTGGAAGCATTTCAAAGTAGTGATCAAACCTCTGATCGAAGTCCGTCAGCACTCCGTCCATATCACAGAAGAGCTTGCCTCTAGGTTTTGGATTCTGCTCTTCTTCAGTAAGTAGTAAATCTGCTAATACTCCCATCTTTAATTTAGGTTTGGTATGCCTCCGATCTGAGGGATCCGGGCTTTAAACTTATCGTAGACTTCTTTCCTCTTTTCTACCGATATTACTTCTGTATCAACCAAGCTATCTAAGTACTGATCGACAGTTGACTGAAAGTCAGTCTTGTCGTAGTTTGCTTTCATGTAAAGCCCTTGGATGTTTGCATCTACTTCTTTAGGTAGCATGAAGTACTTGTAGAATGTCTCTGGATTCTGCCTTATCCTCTTGCGCATGGCTAGGTCACCTCGCATCCATTTGGTGGGCTGGAGCTGGGCTCCGGACTGGGTAAGGTGTTCGATCTCGTGACGGATGAGATCGGTCAAAGTAGGTTGTATCTTTTGAAGGAGGCTAGCACCGTCTCCGGGATTAAACGCTATTATAATATCTAGTTCACCGTCATCTGATGAAGCCTCTCCGTCGATGTAGTACTCCCCGGGCTTGACCTCATTAGATTGAGCAAACTTTAGGTTAACTTCTACAGTGATCGGTTTACCGTCTTTTGATCTAGTTCCTTTCTCGCTCTGGCTTGTAAACTCTCCTAGGTACGCTACCTGGGATTCTGTTGATAGCATAGCTCCTAAAGAGGACATTCCGTACTTTCCGGCAATCTCAATGTCCTTCTTCCCAGGCTCTCTTATGGTCTTAATGTTATATCCTTTAACTTTATTTATAGATTTTAAAAGTTTATTCGCTTTTTCTATTTCACCTTTTAACTTTAAATCCTTCGCTTGTTTTTTTAGCTCTTCTTTCCCCGTTATTAAAACGTTTAAAGCATCGTTAACAGCCTGCCTAACATCAGCAACGATGGAGCGGTATTTGGTACCTTCTTCTAGGGTATCTTGATTTTTGATCGAATCTTCGTACTCTCTCATAGTCATACTTCCCAGGAAATGTGCCTCTTTTTCGATCTCGTTTAACGCTGAATCCTCCTGGGTGTTGGTGGTAGTGATCATCGGCAGACGTCCTTCTAGATTCTGCATATGGTGAATCATCTCATGGCAGAAAGACCTCATAACGTCTTTGGGGTGACGGCCTGTCACATACAGCACGACTTCTTTCTTACCAGGATCGTACGTAGCAGTCTTACCAAAAGTCTTAGCAGCGTTTTCTTCATCTTGTCTGGTTTTGATGTCCGGTAGCGGAACTACCTTCATACCTTTGGTTATCATATGCTCAAGTATCCCGGCGATATAAGGTACGTAGTTGAAGTACGTTCCTAATTCGTTGATGGGTTTTTGCTGGGGTGTAAAGTCAGCAGGTCCTGTTGGTTCAGCCTTGTTGTAGATCATCGGGGTGATGACGATCGATTGACCGTTGAAATCAACGATGACATCATCCGGGGCTAAATCCCGGAAGTAAACCGTAAGGTCTTGCATCCTTTGACGGACTACCGATGGGACGACCGAGATCGGGGTGACGGGAGTACCCATACTAACTTCCGAAGTCTCTTCTTCCTTTTCTGCTTTTTCTTTTTTGCTTTCTCCTAGGAAGTTGCTAAATACATCATCGATGGCTTCAGCCATTTTGTACTCAGGAGTTGCTTTTAAAATTCCGAGTACTGCTTTTTTATCGTCTGCTGAAAGTTCTTCAGGCATCCATTGACCTGTTTTTAGGTACTCGGCATCTGTTCTGACTGTAGTAGCAGATAGTTTTTCTTCGTTGATCGTTGACACAATTTTTAATTTTGCTTTATCGTAGAAATTGTCTTTGTTAAGCTGCAAAGCTTTAAATTTACCTACATCTCCCGGTTCGCTAGAAGAACCTACTACATAGTCTTGCTTTGGGTTAGCTTCGATCTCCTGGTAGATTGAAAGGATAGGTGTGATCGGAGCGATTTCAATCTCGGTAGGCTTACCTAAGTACTTTGCATATACCTCCCAGATCTCTTTTGACTGCTGAGCTGTGATTATTTCTCCCTCTCTGATCCTACCACCGATGTAAATCTTGATTAAATCTACATCCTTGGCTAGCTCTTTAGCGATGTGGAAGTGACCGCGGTGAGGTGGTTTGAAGCCGCCCCCGTAAAGTCCGATCACAGTTCCTTCTGCTTCAGTTAGCGTTTGAGCAACGGCCGCTAAAGCCTTTTCTTTATTGTCTCCTTTAGGAGTACCTACTTCCCCGGACTTAACTGATACCATCGAGCGGAAGATTCCCGCTACGCGGTTCTTACTTCTAGGATTTTTTAGTGAGCTTGTGACCTGGTCTAAAAGTTTTTCAAAAGACTGGCTTAAATCAAAGTCCTTAAGAAGGTTTTTAATATCCTCCCAGTTATTGGATTTCCAAATCTCTTCTCTAGCTATTTCTTTGAAATTATCCAGAGTTACTTTTCTAAGGGTTAAATTTACACTAGAGAGGTTGAATTCGTATTCCTGATTTGCTTCTAAAGGCGGTACGTTCTTGATTCCCAGACGGGCAAATACTTCGGCCGGATCCTGCTCCAGCAGCGCAGTCTTAACTAATCCTAAGATCAAACCCTGTACTTCTGCGGGTAGGTCCAGGAACGAGTTCTTAAACTGATGCTCTACCTCCGATAGCGATACCATAATATCTACCTGGATTGATTCACCGGGTGCTCCTTTGATAGGATATAGTACCGAGATGATCTCTCCTGAATTGTAGAATCTTTTACCGGCATACCTCTCGCTTTTAAAAGGCATAATCAAGGAATCGGGCATCTTTGATACCGTATCGATGATCGCCTGCTTGGCTACTTTCTTATCATCATACTCAAAGGTAGCGATAATGTCTAGGTCACCAAAGTCAGGCTTTGAACCTGCTTTCACGCTCCCGGAAAGACTGGAGACTTTATAGCCGGGGATCTTACTGAGTACCTTCTCAGTAAAATCGTTGAACGTATCCTGGACGTTCTGTCTCTTGATTCTATTTCCTCCTGCTACACCGCTCATTTAATCTGGTACTTTATAAGATTTGAATCCTCGGGTAAAAATTTACCCTTTAGCTGTAACCTCTCCTGGCTGGCAATCCAGTAATCCTGAAGATCTTCCGGGATATCGGCCCGGGTGCTGTCAAGTATCTTAAGGTAGATGTCGTAGACTCTGTTCAGGTCCTGCTCACTTAAGTTCTTCTTAAGGGATTCAATGATGCTAAAATAGTTCTCTAATATCTCATTGCTGAAATCAGCGCCGTAGAGTTTGTTTAGTAGCTCGATGGCCTGGGCAGGAGTTTTAGCTTCTACTTCCTGGGTGTCTTTGTTCTTAACTCCGTAGTTATGGGAGAAGATATATCCTTTGTTAGCAAATAAAGCTACCAGGAGCTGGGTCCTATGCAGGCCCTTAACGTTACCGGAGTAAACGCTAGAGTAATAAGCGAACTTAAGCCAGTCTATATCTCCTACGTTTATATCAATCTGAACGTTTTTCTCTAACTGCTCTCCTGCCTCATTAAACTGAGGGGCTTGGAGGAATAGCGCTCCTGCGGAAGATCCTTTTACATCAACAGCAAGGTTGGTATCAGACTCTTGGATTTTTTCGGCAATAGCTACGATCACAGCTCTTTTCATAAGCTGGTCTTCAGAGGCTGTCCTAGATCTCTTTTTAAAAAGTTCAAAGAGTTCCTGGACGTGCTTCTGATCTAACCCCCAGTCCTGGATCTTATCAAAGCTTTGGTCTGAGATCGCTAAATCGATATCTCCAGATACCTCTTTCTTGCCGGCAGAGCCTAGGGTCTGCATCTGCCTGAAGTGCGGTTCGGCTGCGGGGAATAACCTTTTGAATTCTTTTAAAAAGTTAAGCAGGGTAGGTTTGATATCCTCCCTGTTAATCTTATCTGTAGTTCCAAATACGTTTCCTCCCATTTTTTTACTATTTATCTACCTAAAGATAGGCTCTTTATAAATAGCTTACAACTTTACCGATAAAGGATATGTCTGAAAGGATGGTTCGTCGGCAGGATGCTCTAAAAGGTAGAGTTTATAGATGAGCTGGAACAGTTCAAAGTTCTCATCGATGTTATCAACTACTTTAAGCTCCCATCCCTTACCCTGGAATGCTCCGTCCTTGTTAGAGGCAGTTCTCTTAGTTGATTTTAGCCAGATGATACCTGTCCGGTCGATCTTCTGCCCGTACATCTCCTCCCAGGCCTTGGCATAAGCCGATAGCTGTAGTTCGTGAGATTTATGTAGGGAGTTAGAAGTCTTGATATCCAGCAACCAAACCTCATCACCAATCTTGGCAATGATATCAGCAGTACCGGCGTACTTATGGACGTCTGAGAAGGTAAATTCTTCGGTAGCAATGACGTCAGGGGCCATAGCCTTCCAAGCTTCAACGAATTTATTGATCATCTGCCATACCAGCAGCGAGTACTTAGCCTTGCCGTAGTCATCCATCCACTGGACTTCCCCGCCTTTGATCAGCTCCTCGGCTGCATTGTGGACTGCCGTCCCTTCTTCACCTGCCCTTCTCATAATGAGATCGGCGTTATGACCTACGTCCTTGATCCACTGCTCAAAGAACTTATTTTTGGGCATGTACTGCAGGATCGTAGTAACGGAGGGATAATAAAGGCCTTCGCCTCTTCTGTAAACCCGGCGGTCCGGCAGAGTGATCTGCTTTAGCTCTCCGTCGAACTGAATGCGTTTTTGCTTATGCTCTAAAAGAAAATTGGAACCTGGATAAATCATACGAAAGCTAATTTGTGTCGGAGGAGGTCACTGAAAGTCAGCTCCTGGGACTGTTGAATATGGTGGGTGAAAGTAGTAAAACCCATCTGTGAAGGATCTTTATCGATCATGTCAACAAGGAACACTCGTTTACCCATAGCAAGGAATTGCTCAGAGTACCGTAGCGCACTTTTTAAAGCATCTTTATCCAACGCTATATAAATGTCTTGAACCTTGTTTGACA